AAGATTCTCAACTATGACATGGTGGGGCACGACCGTTGTGCGGCATTTTCGCAAATGTTTTGCGAAGTCCTGCATATAGTCGGTGCTCCAGGTCTGGTTTGTCTTTCGGCGTATAAAAACGTCCGACGACTTTGCGATAATGCTGATGAAGTCAAATTCTTCAGCCTCGCGAAGGCTTTTTGTGAGTCGTTCAGTGCCCGACTCCTTGGAACTCCTCATGAACCGGTTCGGCTCGTGGGTGCTTTTGAACGTTGGATCCGTCCTCGTCTCAAGTCCGTTAACTGGAAAAGCGTCTTTCTTTGTCAGTCTATTTTCAAGCTCAAGCATAGCATTGGATATGCTACCCCGAGATATACTGAAATTAGCCTTAGAAAGCATCGCGCCACTCTGGAAAGTTCCAAGCCTGACGATTCATTTTTGTTGGAGCTGGCCTCTGCCATCGCCCCAGTTCTCGATAAAATCCACCGGGGAGCCGTGGAAAAATTCGAGACGGCCAGGCTCCAACGCCCTGCAAAATCTAGCGGATCTCTCGATTTCACTAGGCAGATGGGCGGGAAATACGGCGACCTGCTCTGCGGCTTTGGGAGCATCGAGGACCTGGCCAGGGTCCCTCTGGATCATATTGTCCAGGGTCATGACGGTGAAAAACGTATCAATTTTGCCGGTCGCGACGGGTGTTCTGCTCCTGATCAGTACGTACTTTGTGAAGATCCTGTGGTCGAATCTAGCGCGTACCTGGACGAGACTGGTAACTACTCGTGGTCGATCAAAGCCTCGTACCCTCGGACTGAAGCCGCCTGGAATGCTTACATTATCCAGCGCTCGCTCGAAGATATCGAATCCGGCGATAGTCGTCGGGTAATCGTCACCGCCGTCGAGGAAAACGCTGCCAAGGTTCGCACCGTCACCAAGGGGACCGCGCCCGGTGCTACATGGTCCACTCTCTGGCAACAGATCATCTTCGAGGAAATGCGGAAGCTGCCTTGCTTTCCCAGCCTTTCACGTAAGGTTGATGCGCTTGATATCATGCGCGTACTTCGTGACTGCGGACCCGGGCGTTTTGCCGCCTCATCCGATTTCCGTTCAGCGACTGACCTTTTGAACCCTAAGCTCACTAACTGGATCCTTACCCGATTGACGTTAGGCTTTTGCGGAGCCGAGATTGTTATGGACGACAACTCCGATAAGGAGTTGGAGTATCCTAAACTTCCTCGTGAAGCAACAACCTTCGTCACCAAGAAGGGGATCGAACAGATGGAGAGCTTTGTGATCATCCACGGTCGCCGGATCGCGTTATTCGATCAGGATCATATCCCTAAAATCGATGAGGATCTAATACCCCGTAAGCCGATTCTGATCCGCTATGAGGACAAGGTCTACCGTTGCGACTTTGAGGTTCTTCGGGGTCTCAAGACGTGCGGTCAGCTCATGGGACAGGCGACTTCGTTTCCTCTCCTTTGCCTCGTCAATCTGGCTGCGAGGATTGCGGCCTATCGGCGGGTTGGGACTGGGTGGCATGAAGCTATCACCAAGATCATCATTAATGGAGATGACTGCCTGGCTGACTCTGACACGGTGACAGAGGGACACTTTTGGGAGCTCGCATCGTCTGTCGGGCTCCATCGTTCCCCTGGGAAGAGCCACGAGAGTCCGGATTACTGCTGCATTAACGCGCAGGATTACGTTCGCTCCGGCGACATCTGGAAACGCGTCCCTGCGATCCGCTCGCATTTGATCTTCGGCCTGAAAAAGCTTCAGTCTGATGAGTTCCGGCCTTCTCAGGTGATTACAGCACTCTTTGAGTCAGTGCCGTTCTTCTGTCAGGCCCGGACGATTCAGACTTTCTTGCGACTTCATGCCAAGAAGATCGAAAAGGAAGCGTTCGGTCGGAACTTGTTCCTTCCCGTCTCTCTCGGTGGCCTTGGCCAAGAGAGGCCAGTCCTCTGGCACGATACGGTCACCCCGTTTCAGTTCTCTGTCGCCGAGAAGCTCATCCGTCAGACTCCGTTCTTTGACTACTCTTTTGGTCCGAAGATCGATGTGGTCGTCCGTCCGAATCCCTCGGGTAACCCTTGGGATCAGGTCACGGCTGCCCCAGTCGAGTCCTGGACAAATCGGGATAATCTTGAACTCGAGTCGTTCCAGAAAAGAGTTTCTCGCCGTCATCTCGTCACTGATCTCCCTGTCTTGGCAACGATTTGCCGTTGCGGCTCCGTTCGGTATCATGGAACCAGCAAGTGTAACGGGC